CACGTCCTAGTTTTATGTTTTGATGGTGGCTTTATTAAAATAGGTTTTAACGCACATAGTGCCATCTTACATTACACCATGAAAATTTTTTCAAATAATATTTGTGTGTATATATAAATGCGAGTTCACGTAATAGGTGCCGGACCAACCGGTATGTCAGTCGCATGGGAAATTCTTAGATCCACAGACCATCAAGTTACAATATACGATCGTAAAGAATCTGCAGGTGGGTCATGGTGGGAACCATCCGGAGGTAAACGAGATTTACATGCACATAGAATTGTGTTTGATAATGCATTCATAAACACGAATAACTTATTCGAAGAAATGGGTATTGATTGGGACGAAATGTTTCAACCCGCGGATACGAATGTATATAAAACAGTATTTAAAAACCTTAAACCAAAAGATTATTTAATTTTAACGTCACTTGCGGTACGCGTTTTAGCACAACCTGCAAAGTACAAAGGTATAAGTCTTAAAGATGCACTCGGTAAACTTTCTGAATCGGGTGAAAAATTACTCAAAGCTTTACCTTTAATCATGGATGGAGTTGTTTGGGAAACCATGTCAGCATTTGAATTTGTAAAGAGTTTTGATCACGTGGGTTTATCTAAACAATATGTTCAGAAGGTTTCGGGTAAAGTCATGTCCGACAAAATGCAAAAGGCACTTGTAGATAAGGGTGTTACGTTTATGTTTGGTAAAGAAGTTGAAAGCGTACATTATGAAAAAGATGGATATGAAGCTACTTTTACAAACAAAACAAAAATAAAGGATGATCTTCTTGTTTTATGTATAGATAACAGTAAAGCGTTACAATTGGTAGGTGAGAATTGGGGTAAAGATACCCTTAAAAAAATTGGTCCAAGTACGTATGGGTGTATTAACGTTTTGTTAGATTATGATCAGGAAATTCGTTTACCTAAAAGTGATTTAGAATATGCTATAGAAACAGAGTTTAATTTACAACCAGTAGTTCTTAGTGATGAAAAAACAATTTCATGTGTTATATGTAATCTTACCGAAAAAGTTTTATCAACCGATCCAGAAACACTTAAAAGTGAAGTTATTAAACAATTAGGTGTTCCAAAACCAACGAGTATTCGTATAGGGTGGGGTTCATATTGGAAAGATGGAAAGTGGTCGTTTGAACAGTCGTCAGGGGTTTTGAGTTTAAATGGTCAAGTTCCATTTTATGGTAAATCTTCTAAAGTTGCTTTGTGTGGTATGATGTCTGAAAGAAAAACACCCTATTCGAGTATAGAAGCCGCTATAGAAGTAGGGAGATCATTTTGTCATGAAACGTTTGAAACGAGAAAACCATTTCAACCAGTTCTAATAACGCATGTAGTATTCATACTTATAGTTTTCTTTCTTATTATAATATATACACGTAAAGAATGACTTTACCGGTAACTGTAACTGTTTATGAACCCATGTACGACTATAATGAAAAAAAATATATTAGGATATCTCTACCCGATAAAGTAAGAGACTATATCAGGGAATTACATGAACATAAAACAGGTGTTGTTTTATTTCCCAAAAAACTAGACGACCCACTCGAAGGTAACGTTTTAAAAGTAAAAGTTCCGTTTAGATACCGACGAGTCATGTGTAATGTTGATGGGGATACACCTGTTCAATCACTGAAAAAAGGTGATACAGTTCTCACTGAAATTCAATTTAACGGAGTTTGGAATGCTCATGATCATAGTGGGTATTCATGGGTATTGAAGTATATAAAGTATAGAAACTAATAGTAAGAAATGAGTCTTACACGCTCGGGATATCTCACAGGTGAGACACCGGAAATAAAGAAAGAACTCACGGTACGTGCCGTTGTAAATACAGAGTTCGGGTTTCCGCCGCCTCCCTTTAAGGTATTCAGAAAAACGAAAACAGGTTTATGTGTTCCCCGATTTTACGGTGAAGAAAAGTTTGGTAAAGCAAAAGAAGATCGTCGTCCTAAGCCAGTTAAAATATCTTGTAAATTTAATGGAAAACTTCGTGATGAAACACATCAAAATGATGCTTTGGCAGCAGCACTCAAATCTGGGCACGGTGTTCTCTCACTTCCTTGTGGCTTTGGGAAAACGACAGTATCCTTGGCCATAGCGTGTAAACTTGGGTATCGAACCATGATTGTCGTACATAAGGAGTTTCTCGCGAATCAATGGAAAGAACGTATTCAACAATTTTGTCCAGGTGCATCTATTGGTATAGTTCAACAGAACAAAATAGAAACCGATTGTGATTTTGTCATCGCTATGCTCCAATCACTTTCTCTAAAAGAGTATTCATTTAACGATTTTGATACGATAGGTACACTCATAGTTGACGAGGCACACCATATATGTGCCAAAGTATTTTCACAATCTCTTTTCAAAATGTGTCCTAAACATATTTTTGGGTTATCAGCAACACCAACCCGTAAAGATGGACTTACGAAAGTTTTACACTGGTTCATGGGACCAACATTCTTTGCAATTGAACGTGAAAATCAGGAACAAGTCGAAGTGTTTCCCATTGAATATACGTGTCCACGTTTTCAGGATCCACCACCATGTACACGGTTCGGTAAACTTTCTTTAGCGACCATGATTACAGAACTTACTGAAGATCGTGAGAGAAACATTATCATAGCAAACCTTATAAAAAATATTGTTAAGGGAACGCGTCAAGTTCTCGTACTAAGTGATAGACGTCATCATTGCGAAGTACTCCATCAAAGTTTCAAAAAAACGTCTGGACTTTATATGGGTGGTATGAAAGAAGTAGATTTAGTAGAATCGAGTAAAAAACAAATCATATTTGCGACGTTTAGTCAAGCACATGAAGGTCTCGATATACCTTCACTTGATACGGTTATACTTGCGACCCCTAAGTCTGATATTGTACAATCTATTGGGAGGATTATGCGTGAAACGCATGGTAAAAAGAACAATCCACATATTTACGATATGTTCGACCAGTGGTCTATATGTCATGCTATGTATAATAAACGTCTTAAAGTATATCGACAAGGTGGATTCAAAATACCGAAACAAAAACCGGATGAAAATTCTATTTTCAGTAAAGGGAAATGCATCATCTCACCCTAAAAATAATCATCTATAGTTGTAAGAATGCCTGGTTGTAGCACTGGTCGTAATATACAAAAATATAAAGGGGCTGCGGCATCTACACTCCAGGATGTTACTGATAATGGTAATACCACAACTGGTGATTTGATAACAACAATTGGTAATATATATGTGTCAAATGGCTATTATGTAGGTGATGGTAGTTTACTTACAGGTATAGCTGGTGCAAGTTCTGCGTTTTCATTTCAAGATACATCCGATCGTGGTAATACAACATCAAATACAATCCAGTTTATTAATACACATACATCTTTAATTACAAGTGGTAATATAGTCGTAGCCGGTAACGTAACCGCAACCGATTTTTACGGTGATGGTACAACCCTAACCGGTATCACTTTAAGTACAGATATGACAAGCAATGTAATAAGAATTAGCAATTTAGAAACAAATTTAACAGCTAATTCGGTGAGAATAGGAAGTTTAGAAACGGATTTAACAAGTAATGCGACGAGAGTTACAAATTTGGAAACATATCTATCGGATAATGCGTCAAGAACTACAAGTTTGGAAACAGATTTAACAAGTAATGCATCGAGAATGGGAACTGCAGAAACTAATATTTCAAGTTTAGAAACAGATCTATCGGATAATTCATCAAGAATTACAAGTTTGGAAACGGATTTAAGTAGTAATGCATCGAGAATAGGAACTGCAGAAACTAATATTTCAAGTTTAGAAACCGATGTGACAAGTAATACGGCAAGAGTAGGAAGTTTAGAAACAGATTTAACAAGTAATGCATCAAGAATAACAACAGTTGAAAATAATGTTCTTATAAGTAATAGTTCGGGTCTAACATCTGGGATTGGACAAGGTGAGATATTAATTGGACATTTGACAAATCAGTTATCAACACTTGCTTTGGGTGCAGATAGTCAGGTTTTAACATGTAATACGACATCTGGAAGACCAGAATGGAAATCCGCAAGTGCGATTGGAACAACAGTTGCAACACTTTCAAATACCGCATATATAATTGGTGGTGCTTATAACGGGGGTAGTGCTAAAACTTGGTCTTTAAAAGCAAGTACAGCTAATTCGACAGATCATATAGTTATTCGAGATAATAGTGGTAACATAAACGTCAGCGCTTTAAATGTAGGTGGTACGTCGTTAACATCTACTGCGTGGTCCGGTAATGCTGCGACTGCGACTAAATTAGCATCGGCAAGAACCATCGGAGGTGTTTCGTTTGATGGATCTGCAGCTATTCAATTGCCCGGGGTAAATGCAACGGGTAACCAAAATACAACCGGATCGGCTGCGACATTAACAAATGCAAGAACCATTGGAGGTGTTTCTTTTAATGGATCAACGAATATAAGCTTACCAGGGGTAAATACAACAGGTAATCAAAATACAACCGGATCGGCTGCGACATTAACAAATGCAAGAACCATTGGAGGTGTTTCTTTTAATGGATCAACGAATATAAGCTTACCAGGAGTAAACCAAGGGGGTAATCAAGATACAAGTGGTAAAGCAGGTTCAATAGCAAACGCGAGTGACACAACAACATCTTCAGAACTAAGTGTTGCTTTTCTAAATGGTAATCAAGTTAAAACAAATACAAACTTAAGGTTTAAACCAAATACTAATGAACTTAAACTTAATAATCTTAAAATAACTGGTTCATTAACAGCTGGCAATAGTACAGGTTCCAGTGGACAAGTTCTTAAAAGTACTGGGACGGGTGTCGAGTGGGGAGCAGATAATACGGGTGGTTCGAGTGGTACTACAGTTTGGACAAAAGACAGTTCAACGAACGAAATATATTATAATACCGCATTCGTTGGTATTAACAAAACAAACCCCGGGTATAGATTAGATGTAGGTGGTGATATTAACTTAACAGGTGGATTATATGTAAGTGGTTCAACGGGTTCCAATGGACAAGTTCTTAAAAGTACTGGATCGGGTCTCACTTGGGGAACGGATAATACGGGTGGTTCGGGTAGTGGTAGTTCAGTTTGGTTACAGAGTGGTAGTAACCCAAATTACATTGTAACTACACCCACACCTCAAAGTAACGTTGGTATATCAAATACTTACGCGGTTAATCATACACTTCACATAGGTTCAAATGTTATAGTAAGTGATACGGGAGGTCACGATGTTCTTAGAGTAAACGGTAACGTTTTTTGTACGAATTACCTTTTCGGTGATGGGAGTAAAATACGAAACCTTAATACTATAAGAACCGAGACTGGTGGAAACCAGATATCCGTTGGGTCGGACGATGGAGGTCCGGTTTTGTCATGGCGTGAAAGACAGATAAGATATCAATACGGAACTACTGGTAGGCCTGTCCCACCAGGTTATGGTTTCTAGTTAAATCGTTGAAAAATTAATATACATTTAAAATAAGATGCCGGAAGTTGACCAATTTCCCATTACTATTGCTATGGGTAGCAGTGGAACAGATTTTGGTATATCAACTGCAGCAAATAATACAGGCGACTTTTCATATATAGGTGCACCCAGTTGGTCGACAAATGGAGCAAATGGTAAAGTTCATATTTATTATTCAAATTCAAATGCAATGGCTGAGTTAACGACTATTTCGGGACCAGGTGGTAATAGCGGTTTCGGTGCATGTGTAGATACAGATTTATCCGGTGATATTCTTGTTGTTTCTTCACACTCGAACGTATACGCATGGCCTTCACGTGGTACTATGAGTAGTATTTATATATACAAAAGAACATCACTCGATTGGTCTTCGAAAACGTCTAATGTTATAGTTGGTTCTCCAGGTGGTTCATCTATAAAAGGGTTCGGTCTTTCTATATCGATAGCAACTGAAAATCCAGGTCTTCTATGTGTCGGTTCACCGTATGAAAATAAAGTTTACGTTTACGATATTACTGCATCACCGGTACTTTTATATACGGATCAACCTGGAACTGAAACAAATGGTAATAGTAGTGTATATCAAAATTGGGCTAACGTTGTATCACAAAATGCAAGTACTATTTCACCCGTTAGGTTAGACCCAACTTACGATCAGTATGGGTTTTCCGTTTCCATGACCCCAGATGGGTGGGCTTTTGCAGCGGGTGCACCCGGTACCCAATCGGATACATACGTTGGAAAGGGTCTAAGTTATACCCTTAATTCAGATATAACCGATGATATTAAAGACTCGGAAGGAAATTGGAATTATCAATCGGGGTATGTAAAAGTTGTATATTCGCCCGCCGATTGGAATGGAACTGGGTTTAATGCCCCGTACGCAATAGGTTACCAAACACTTTTACATGGTGATATAAATCGATACGAACTTAGTAAATTTTCCGCGTTCGGGTATTCTGTTGCCATATCCGGTTTCTTAACATCTGAACCATTTTTAGTAGGAGGTTCCGAAACTGATATTACAATGCCAACTATTAGACTAGCCGTAGGTGTACCCGGTGAATCTGGAGTTAGGGCGTTTAGGTATAGTTATTTACAAGATACATTTATTCCGATTGGTGATTTAATTTTAGGTGCTCCCGGTTCGGGAACAAAGATTTCAATGACGTATAACGGGAACCGTATAGCTTCTGGGTCAGATTATAATTTTACAAAGGTAACTGGAACGCATCAAACATCAAAAGTATACCAAATTTACGATTTTAATGGCTCGTTTTGGAGTCATTACGATCCATACGATAATATTTACGCCAACGTCTTGACTGGATTTACAACGTCCATGTCACAAGACGGACTTTTTATAATAAACTCGGGGCAGACGAATGAAGACGGTCATATACACGGGGGAAATGCAGAGTTTTTAAAAATTGGTCGGTCTATTAAAGTTGTAGGTAATACGACCATAGGTGGTGATATTTCAGCGAGAGATTTTGTTGTTGGTGGTGGCAAATATACAACTTACCCAAATTATTCGGGACAGGTTATATTTTCGGATACACCAGGTGCCGATACGGGGTCCAATACACTTATACGAAACTGGAACTATAAAAATGATAACGTGACGTCTTCGACGTTTAATAACCAAAATAATTACACGTCGAGTGAATTGCTTATACACAAAGGTGGTGAATATCCAGATAAACTAAAAGCGTGGGGAAGAGAACCTGATAGAATACGCGTACAAGGTAGGTCTATAGTTTTAGATACGACGTATAGTGACGACGTAAACCCTTCTAATACACACCCAAAATTCGTTCTCGATACGTTTGGGAAAATTGGTGTAAATTTACCTGAATTACAACCAGAATCATTAACATTGAGAGGTGGGTTTGGTCCGTATAAGGAAAATATAAAAGCGCGTCTCGATGTTAATGGTAGAACAGCTATTAGAAATAAACTTGATATTGATTATGGTAACAAATCAAACGTTACGATTGGTAAACAAACACTAGTACATTACGATACACGCGATATAAATTGTTTAAAAGGTATTTATTTACAGGATTCGGGGCCAAGAGAAGTTTATCGTTCTAATTTAACAAGTGTATCGTGTAATTATAAAAGTTCAGAAAGAGGAATACATATAAACGAGGGTGGGAATATAAAAGGTGATATAAACACTGATATAGGTAACAATACAGCCGTTTCGTTTTGGTTTATGATAGAAAATGAACATAGTACGTATAATAATAAAACACTTTTTTATATAGGTAATACAAATACAAATGTACAGGAACAAATTATAGCGTGTGAAATTTATTATACGAGTTCAACAGACCATGGTATACGATTACATTTCATAAATGAAAACGATAAAAAACTTGAATTTAAATATACACTTGTTTCCAATAAATGGCATCATATTTACTTTGAAAGAGAGGGTACTTTACAAATAAACAATTTATAATAATACGTGAGTTTTATATTCCATCTTATAATATATAGACTATTATAAGATGGCTTCACAGGATAGTAAAATAAATTCTACGAATGTCGGTGTATATGACTATTTCGGTAGTTCAGTTGGTATATCAGGTATTAATAGTAATACGTATAAAGTTATAGTAGGTGCGTATAATAATCTTACACGAGGGAATGTATATGTATTTTCCTCCTCCTCGTCTACTACTAATTGGACTCAAAGTACTTCTTTAATTTCATCAAATATAGAAGTAGGTGATAATTTTGGGTATTCTGTAGATGTTTCTGAAAATGATAGTAGGTACATAGTAGGTGCACCTTATAAAGATAATAATAAAGGTCGTGTTTATATATACAATACTTCATATTCACAAACGGAAATTTTTGCACCAGATAGCGGTAATTTTGGACACTCAGTCGCTCTAAATGGGGACGGTACAAAAGCTATAGTAGGTGCACCATATAACGGTTCTGACATATCAGGAAATGTGTATACTTACTCATCATCTAATTGGTCTTCACCAACACATTTATATCCCTCTAGTCCTTCAGACTCCGCTCTTTTTGGGTACTCCGTACATATATCAAGTAACGGATCAAAAACAATTGTAGGTGAACCTTATAGTAATTCCAATAATAATGGTGCTGCATATATATTCAATAGTTCTGGAAATCAGGAAGTAAAACTATCTCCAAGTGATCTGTATATAGATGGTAATTTTGGGTATTCAGTCAATATAGATTCAGATGGTAACACGGCTGTTATAGGTTCAATTGGTTCCGATAATAGAGGAGCAGCTTACGTATTTACACGTTCAGGAACAAATTGGACACAAGAAGCTAAACTCGTTTCATCTGATACAATCATAGGTGACAATTTTGGACACAGTGTATCTATATCAAACGATGGTAACACTGTTATGGTTAGTACACCGTTTAAATCTTCACGTGGGGCTGTGTATGTCTTTACACGTACTACAGGGACAAGTATTTGGACACAACGCGATAAAATACTTTCAAATGATTTATCTACCGGAGATAAATTTGGAAATTCGTTAGCTATATCCCCAAATAGTCTTAAAGCTATAATCGGGGCAAGTGGGGAAACACCAAGTAATATTTTTAGTGGTGGTTCCGTGTATTCTTATACTTTACCTGAAAATTATAGTAGTAACATAAATAGAATAACACACACAGAAGATCCGGGCTTTGAAGATATAGGTACATTTGAAACGTTTAACCTATACATAAACGGACAACCCGTTGAGAATAAACCAACTACATGGTCGGCACCTCAAACAATGATCGCGCCTTCCACAAACCTCGACGGGTCGAGTAACATTTTCTTTGCGAACGTTCCGTACAATTCGAATTTATCCACGTTAGAACCAATATCGGATATAAAAATTGGAAACTTTACGTTTTTAGAAAGAAATGTATATGATACGTGGGATAACACAGCTTTAGATTTTTATGGTGAGGGACCCCCGAACCAAATGTTAAGTGTTGGTGGTGAAGCGATCATAGAACAAAAATTGGGTATAGGGGTACAAATTCCAGTTAAACCCATCCACGTTTTAGGTGATATGCGACTAACAGACAAAAACCCCACAAACACGTCCGTTGATATTAGCTCTAAATCAAGTATATTCAGACAAACATTTGAAATAGTACCAGTAAGTCAGAAAACATATGAAGTTCATGGAATTTTTCTTACATTATCTCCCGATGGTACTACAGCTGCTGTAGCTTCATATACAAGCCCACCAGGTAATGATACGTTTTGGTACGTGTACATATATAATTGGAATGGGAGTTTATGGGAACAAAATGCGATTTTACAACCAGATATTATAGTAAGTAACGATCAGTTCGGAAGTTCAATTGCATTTTCATCGGATGGTAATACTATTGTTATAGGAGCATACGGCGACGAATCGGTATACGTATTTTCAAGGAGTGGGTTCAATTCAGTTTCATGGTCCCAGGAATTTAAAATAAAAGAGAGTGTTTCAACTTTAGGTAACCAGTTTGGGTATTCTGTAGACATAAACGGTGAAGGTTCCACTATAGTTGTAGGTTCACCTAAATCAGATACTGCGAATGGCTCATTAAATCAAGGTTCAATATACGTATATACACGCTCGGCGAATTCGTCTTGGAGTGAGTTCCAGTTGCCTCATCCTCACGTTGATCCGGAGGATAAATTAGGTACGGCTGTATCCATAACACCCGATGGTAATACTATTCTCGGAACAGCCGAACGAGGGGATGCGTATTTCACAACTTCTAACGGAAGTAATCAAGGAGACGCTGGAGCAGCGTATATATGGAAAAAATCGGGATCTACATGGTCTCAATTAACTTGGTACCCAAGTCCAAATTATAATGAATACCCGGTGGCTGCTGGATTGAGTGTCTCTAATACCGTCCCGACTTCAAATATATTTTCATATGGACATGGTTTTCCCGGAAACACGTTTGGTTCCGCAACAAATCAGTCTTCGACGCGATTATATGATAGATTTGGTGCATCTTGTGATATATCCGACGACGGTAATACTATCATTATAGGTGCACCGGGAAGAAGTCAGGCGTATAATACCCTAAATATGACCCGTTATAGTATGGGAAGTGTATATATATTTAAATATAAATATACAGGCGCTCTCGGAACTGGGTATTCCTGGGTCGAAAATGCACATATACAAGCATCAGATTTCGAAAACTATGATTACTTCGGGACATCCGTAGCTTTATCATCCGATGGTAACACCGCTATTATAGGTTCACCAAGACATGATTCTTCAAATGTATCAAGTAGTGGTGCTGTATACATATTTACATATTCTGGAATATCATGGTCTCAACAATATAAAGTAACACCACCAGTTCCCATTATTAATGGTACTTTTGGTCAATGTGTATGTTTATCACGTGATGGTCTCGTAACCATGTTATCCAATAACGCAATGAATATATTCAAACCGGTATGGGTAATTGGTTTGGTAAACTCTAGTGGAGCTGCGGTATCTGTATCGGAAAAATATTTTTCAACAAATTTTTACGGAGAATTCAATTATCAGATAGTCGTTCATGGTAATGCCGTGTCCACTGCATCACATAATGATTTAAAATATAACCCATACACAAAAACGTGGGTGGCCGTACCTAACCCGGACCCGACAGCTGTTCCACTTTTCTTTTCGTGGAGACTTACAAATTCTACCGTTTACGTAGATAGTATGCGATTAGAAAATCCAGAATACGTTTATATATGGGACTACAGGTCCACGAGTTCATATATATATAGCTTTAAAAACCCTTATTTTAACGATGGATATTATAATAGTAGTAATGTATACACATACAGTTTACCAGAAGATTATTCAAAACAGTACATAAACACTCTAAAAGTAACGAGTAATTTACATGTAAATGAAAACATAACTACACCGAATAGGATAGGTATAAATATAACTACACCGGAAAAAGATTTACACGTCAAAGGTGATTTTAGAATAACAGATGAATCTGAAAATGTCGATTTCAGTGTAATTAAGAAAAATATATACGAAGAAAGTTTTTTAACTTTACCATTAACGGGTGAAGATATGCTTGTTTCCGGTGATCACTACGGAAAACGTGTATGTATATCTGGAGATGGATCTACAGTCGCTATATCATCTCATCATTCAGATGGAACATTAAGTTCACAGTCCGATCCAGGTAAAGTACATATATACACGCGAACTGGAAATAAATGGTCTCAACAAGTTATATTACAACCATACGACGTCACGGCAAGTGGTCATTTTGGCGAAGGATTGTCATTTTCACACGATGGTACTACACTCGCTATAGGTGCATATAATACTACTGTAACTGCGTATAGTAATACATATACTAACGCGGGTGCCGTGTATGTATATTCTCGTTCAGGACGCATACTCAATAGAGGGGAGACGGAGGCGATTAAAGGTACATGGACTCTCGAAAACAAATTAATACCTCCTCTTTCTGCATCCCTACCTGAATCAAATTCTTTTTTTGGATATAACGTTAGTATGAACGATATAGGTACTATAGTATTGATTACCGCTAAGAACGAAGAAAGTAACAAAGGCGCTTTTTATACATACGCTATTACAGGAGTTGGTAATACTCTACAAAAATGGGATTGTATGGATAGAACACCAGGGTCTAGTTCTGGTGATTTGGTATATAGTGTAAAAATTTCCGGAAATGGTCAACATTGTGTTGTCGGTGAAATCGGAGTAAATTCAGGTGAGGGTAGAGTCCGATTTTATACACAATATTTAGCGAGTGATTCACTTGCGCCAGGTGATATTTCTGGGACGTCGGCAATACAGTGGAATCTAGTACAAAATATAACTTCACCAACAGGTATTCAGAGTGGTGATAGTTTAGGTACGTATGTTGCTATAGACGAAATAGGAAGTATAATGGCTTTAAGTGCACCAAACCAAAATACTAATACAGGTGCTGTTTATGTGTATACTAGAAGTAATGGATCAGCATGGACTCAAGAAATTAAGTTAACGTCTCTGGATTCCGGAGGTTCATTTGGACACGATATACAGTTATCTTCGGATGGTACTAAACTTGCTATAGGACAACCCACTTCAAGTGATTCAGTATACCTATATGAAAAGATAGATTCTGAATGGATTGTAAAAGCAAAGTTAACAGCGAGTAGTACTGGAATTATTCCAACGGCGGTTGCAAATATAGGGTCACCAGAAACACGTTACGGGTATAGTGTTTCAATGACATCAGATGGTGATAGAATTATAGTAGGAGACTATAAAAAAACGATAAACAATCAGTTATCAACTGGTGCATCTTATATCTATAATATACCTACAATTACTAATACAAGTTTAAAATTATCAACTTCAATTAAAACTGATAATGACATTCTAGTACGTAGAAGTATAGGTTTAGGTACAGAATCACCAGAAAAAAAGCTACACGTTTTGGGTGATATTAGACTAACAAATACGGATGATGTTGATATTTCAGTATTATCAAGTGTGGCTACAATAGAAAAAACGATATATGGACTAAACAAGGTTGAAGGAAATTATATTTTGGGACGGGGTATGGATATGACACGCGATGGTGATATAATTGCATTCACTGATGGAACTTATGGGGCCGCAACTAATCGTCTTTATTTGTTTAAAAGGTCGGGATCAATATGGTATAAACACAGTGAATATGATATATCACCCTCCACCGACCTCTCTTTATCTTTATCCGGTGATGGTAAAAGAGTTGCCTTTCGGTCAGACGAAAGCACAACTATAATAAATACAGTAAACCCTCACTATAGAGACCAGTTTGTACTTCAGGATTCAGATTCAGGTATATTCCCCTGGTCGTGGGCTGCCGCTGCGTATAACAAGGTGAAGATTTCCGAAGATGGTAATACACTTTTAGTATCTTATCCCGAATACGAATTAACACCTTTATATGACAGCTATTCTTCAAACGTAGTAGCAGCAGGTGTAGTTGATGTATACGTATATTCGGGTACAGATAACTCGTGGTCGAGACAGGCTAGACTTTATTCCAATAACCCTGTTGCGAATGATAATTTTGGGGGAGGAATAACAGGTGGTGGAGGACTGGATTTAACTAGTGATGGAAATAGAGTGTTTGTTGGGTTTGGTGGCTCAACGAGCGGTGATAGTATTGAAATATTCGAACGTTCAGGTACTGGTGGGACATACGGAGGAGGTTGGAGTCATAAACAAACAATAACCGATCCTCAATCGGCGTATACATCGGGATACGGGTTCGGGTGGAGAATATCCACGGCCAGCGATGGTCATAATATAGCTATCTCATCACCATGGTGGTATTCGTCACAGTCGAACGTACCGACGGAAAGACAAGGTGCAACATACATATATTATTATAATGGAAGTACCTATAACACGAGCACCAACGCGGATGGCACGAACACTTGGGAATTTACTAATGGAGGACTTAATGAACATTTGGGATACGAGTTGGCTTTATCGGGCGATGGAAAAACTTTATTAGCAGGTAGTCGTACTTTGCAAACCTCCTTCTGGACTGGAAATACGTATATTTTTCATGAAATAACCGCGTCCGGAACGGGTCATAACGCCTCAAACAACCCTTATTGGACCAGTCGTTGGACGGGGTCGACATTGGTCCCGGAAGCTGAGACCATCCCAGAAAACTATCCAATATATGGAAGAAATATATCTATAAACCATAAAGGTGATAGATGTGCCATACTCATGGCTAATGGCGGAGGCACAAACGACCGCGCCATTAATTTTATAGATATACACAACCTATCCATGTCAACCGAACCAACCTTAAATATATCTAAAAATCTCAATGTAGAAGGCTCAATTTCGGTTGAGGGGAATGCGCTGACTATTCCGAGTGGTTATGTTGGTATAGGAACAACATCACCAAGTTCAGCACTCCATATTTACGAAGAAACGGGAACAAGTCATGGGGTAAATACCGGTACGATCGTATTACACCATAATGATTCAGGTGGTTCATCGTGTATTGTTTTCCCAAGTAAAAGAAATCCAAATTCGGATTATGGATACATACAATACGAAGATTCATCGTATTCCGCCTTGGACGAAAAAAGTCGACTCATAATTGGAACGCAAAATGATGGAGCAGGTTTAAATGAAGATAATATCATATTAAGTCCATCTTCGTGTGTTGGTATAGGTACAAATTTTCCAACTGCAGCAAAAGTTCACGTGAATGGATCGAGAAGTTTAACTTTATCATACGCATTCTATAATAATTCAGGTAGCCCAGGTTTAGCTAGTGGTACTCCTAATTATTCTATATACGCAAGTGATAGAATTGCTGCTACAGAATTTAATGCATTTTCAGATAGTCGAATAAAAAAGAATGTGACCGATATAAACGATAGTTCTGCACTCGAAAAAATCCGTCTTCTCGAACCCAAAATATACAATTATATCGATGAAAAACAAAGAGGAACAAGTAACGTGTATGGTTTCATAGCACAAGAAGTCGCAAACGTTTTACCATACGCAGTTACCGTGGGTCATGGTGATATTCCAAACATACTCACGAACTCCAACGTTATTGTTACTGAAAATAGTAACGTTATCGAACTCCATTTAGATACACCCATCGAAGGATTAACTTTATCAAACACATCTGTTATAAATATTATTACAGATAAAGATACTAGTATACCGTGTAATGTACTTTCATTTTCGGGAAGTAATGTTATAACAATAGAAAATAGAAAAGAGTTTAGTAACGTTACCGGTGCGTACATACACGGCGAACATGTACTAGATTTTCATAATTTGAATAAAGATGCTATATGGTCAGTTGCAACCGCCGCTTTACAGGAAGTTGATAGACAATTACAATCTGAAAAGACGAAAGTTTCGACGTTAGAAACACAAGTTGCTGATCTATTAGCGCGTGTTACCGCACTCGAAAACAATTAATTTTTTTTACCATGCTGGAAAATGTCAGAATGGTAGAAAGTTTTGTTTACTTTCGTGGGAATGTATCCATGATTGCTAAGGTAATAACACCCGCAATAAAGAACAAAACAACATAATTACACTCAGTATCCTCTCCCCTAGCAGAAGGTTTACGCTTCTCCTGGTTTGAGACTAATACTTCTCGTGAAGGTCTCGGTCTTTCAATAGGATCTTCGTCTAAAGGACAATACCCTATCATTTATACTATATTTTACAAATTAATTTCAACTGATTTTTTCTTTTTCCCCCGTTTAGCTTTGGTCTGGGAAACTTTAACTTCCCTTAATTCACCATCACCTTCTTCAACGTCGCCTGTATTTGGTGCCTCAGCAATATCAGAAATATCGTCGTCGTCACCATCATCTATAGGTATAGTTTCCTGAGGTCCAATACTTGTTGTATTCATGGGTGGGGTTGGTGGCATCATGATGTTACCCATAAGACTAGAAATGTCGATCCCTGGACCTTGCATTTCATGTTTACCATCACTCGATGGTTCGCTACCTTGTTGGGACTTTGGAACCGTATTTTGAACCGCGGACATCATGTTCTGTACGAGTCCTGGGTTTTGTTTAATCACATCATTCATGTTTGGCATGACAGATTTAAACATACTATTCGTCAAATGGAACATCATCGCAGACCCACCGAGCATCATGATAAGTTTAATTTCTGGTGCGACGTGCATTTTCGATCTATATTTCACATACAACTCCTCAAAAACTTCATCATAATCGTCTACATTTTCCATAACATTCTCAGACCATCCATCAAGTTGAATTTCAAATGGGTTATATTTCTTATTCATGAATTCAAGACCGGTCGTACACGCAATAAGCATACGTCTAGAAAACTTTATCGATTTGTCTACATCTATACTATATGTAATTCGTTTTACTTCGTTTCTAAGTTCATCTATAGGGGAATAGGCATTTAAACGTTTGTTTACAGTAAACCCCTTTTTTTCCAAACGTCCAAGTTTGTTAACAAGATCTGCTTTTTCTTCATCGATTGTTTTAAAACCGGGTGATGGTTTTTCCTCCTCTTCTTCCATACCGTATCCACCAACCCCGTAGTCCATTTCTGGTTCTGGATCATCGTATTCACCGTAATCAACTGGTGCTTCCGGAGGGGGTGCAGATGGATGCGTCTGTTTACTTGGATTTGCAAAAGAGTCCATGTCTTCCTGGAAGACTTGTGGTGCGGGTGGTGTAAATTGTGTCTTCATTCTTGAAATTTGTTTTTTCACAGGCTGAGGTCGAGGAATATCAATCTCAATTTCATTCATCAATGCTTGTTCATTGTCATCAAGTTTCATCACATTAGTATTTCTACGATCAATAATAATTTCACCGTCCATTACTCTTTATGTTGAAACTATTCTATTCTCTTTAACGCACTTTATAAAAAATATTGATTCAATATAAATGAAACTTAACAACACTAACAAAAATACGATCCGTGCCATCGTCATCGTCTTCGGCATATTATGCGTCCTTGCCATGTTCCGTACCAGTGGGTACCAGGGCAAAGATATCGAAATTCAAACCACTAATACGGGTTCTCTCTTCGACATCCCATCTACTGAAGATTGTTTGAAAAACTCTTATTATTCCGACAGTAAAGGTGGTGTATGTGATGGTCAAAAACTTGTAAGAGAACAAGCGGGATACAAGATGAAGTAAAATCTCCAGTATATATAAATGGCTTTAGTGACTAGTCAATCTACTTTACCCGATTTCGAACACGAGTATCACACAGTTATAGTTGATACCGTTGATGATTCGACTTCAAAGCAAAAATTTACCTCACACTTCCCAACACCAATTGAAAATATAGTCCAGGTTCAGTTAACAGCAGCTCATATTAACGGTACAGGTGTAACTCACAAACTCATTCACCTCAAAATTGATGAATTAAGAACTGTTTTTTCTCAAAGAGGAAAAACAGATCTTGATACATCAGATGATAATATGATTAACGGCGTTTTCGGAACCCTCGTAACAGACGGAACATCTCGACTCGTTTTTAAAAATGAATACCCAGTTATTCAACAATATTATAACCCAATACAGAAACTCGATAGAATAACTGTAAATTTATTAAATGAAACAGGTGCTGCGGCGACTACATCCGAAACCTGTTTAATATTTAGATTCGTTTGTAAAAAAAGAAACATACCCCATTAATTATTTCAGGGCGTTACACACTTATATTTTAAACCTTTTCTTATTATAAATGTCATCTGGTATTGTTCAACTCATTGCAATTGGTGCTCAAGACGAACACATTATGGGCGAACCAGAGATTTCGTTTTTTACGTCAACGTTTAAACGGCATTCTAACTTTTCACAATCCGTAGAAAAACAGACAATACAAGGATCTGTGAAAGGTAATTCCATGTCATCCATCAAATTTGATCGATCGGGTGACTTATTAGGGTATACGTACCTCACAATAGATGATAATACACAATCATACGATATTCAGAGATGGGATACACTTATTGATAAAGTTGAACTTCTCATCGGTGGTCAGGTTATAGATACACAAGATGCAGTATTCACTGAAAAAATAGCCATTGATACATTTGCAACAAACGTATCCAAAAGTGCTAACGGTACGCACCCAGGTATTAGTGCACGTTCATACTTCTACCCTTTTAGATTCTTCTTTTGTGAAGGTGCACAATGTGCTTTACCTATAGTCGCATTACAATATCATAACGTTGAATTACGTATACATTGGGGTCCAGATGCAGGAAATTATAATTTTGAGTGTTACTCAAATTATTATTATCTAGATAATGAGGAACGTGGTAATCTCGTATCTCGTAACCATAACTTAATAATTACCCAAGTTCAAAAAAGTGTTCCTTCGCACGAACTCGTACAAGAACTTACATTTAACCACCCCATAAAATATATCGCATCTTCGGATACAACGACAGAAGGGGCATTAACATCAACATCGAATAAAATCAAAATCGAAATAAACGGTTTAGATATAGGTAATTTTAAGTGGGCGAAACCACACTTTATAGATGTTATGAACTATTACCATACAAACTTTGTTACATCACCTGATTTTTTCTTATATTGTTTTTGTTTATCGACGAGCTCACTCCAACCGACAGGAACGCTCAATTTTAGTCGATTAGATTCCGCAAAGGTAGTCAGTCAAAAAATGGTCATCACTGATCCTATATACGCCGTTAACTATAATATACTCAGAATAGAAAATGGAATGGCTGGTCTCATTTATGCAAATTAAAATACGTACTTATATTAAATATGGTTAAAAACATACCTACGATAGAGCGGTCTACCAAAATCCGGTTTGGTAAACACGCTGACGATAATCAGGCGGAAAACACAATCGTTTTTAATGCATCTAATGTGGCTATATCTGCATCCTCGTCAGGTGGTGTATATATGACACCTTTGCGTCAGGCTTCTGTAGCAGGTGCAACCTTTATGGGATATGATGCAGTTACAAAAGAAGTTGTAGATACAAATGTGTTGACATCGCTCTTAGGTGGTATTTCGTTAGATGAAGCATCTAAACAAGGTAATGTTATTTCAAATACTGTGCCACATTTTGCGAATATAACAACTGCGTTTACGACCGATCACGGTTCAAATGTTGGTATTTCAAATACGTCTCCTGCACATATGTTATCTGTCGGTGATAAGATTTTCATGTCTAATACGGGTACAGAAGTCATAAAAGTTGAAGGTAATGTACAAGCCAATAAATTTTTTACTGGTTCAAGTGTTACTATAGATCAAAATGCGACAAACAAAATTCAAGTTTCGGGAACTATTAAGACAGGTGCACTTCACGCAGATAATATAGGTATATCAAATACTTCACCCACACACGCATTAAGTTTGGGTAATGAAGGACAACTTCGTTTGAATGTACCCACAGGATCTATA